CACGATACGCACATGACCCGCCTTTTTGTCAAGCCGTAGCCACTCTAACGGTAAATTGAAAATAGTTTGTGTCGGATAAATAAAAGCCATGCTTTGCACCGCCTGCACCGGGATCTTGCGCAATGCCATATATCCCCAGTCCTCGCTTGTCCACAGGGTAGGCTCGTAATCATAGGCAGATTCCTCCTCCCAACGACCTCCGTCCAATGCGTCGATCTCCTCCTGAGTAGGCTCACCCGCAAAAACTTGCATGGGCGTGAACTGCACGCGCAAGCGCCGTTCCGCATCTTTCTCTGCCGCTAACAGCTTGTTCTCAATATAAGTTAACGAAGGAGAAAAGCTGCCTCCCAACAAAGACCCGGCCATCATCATTAATCGGTCTTCGCGGATACCGGCAACGGCATTGGCGAGATTAGAAAATATAGTCATAGCGGACGCACTCAGTAAGCCGGACGACCGAGGAGATGAGGAGGGCGCGGGTCACTACGCTCTCGCTAACCCCGGCACCTGTTCAATGGCCGCATCTTCAATGGCGGTGATGATCACTTGCTGGGCCTGTTTGGCAGCCGTTACCGGATCTTCCGACCAAGCTCCCGAGGAAAAGGCTTGGCCCATGGCGAGCAGCTTGTAGAGCATCGCTTCGCCACTGAGTTGGATGTTGCGCGGGAAGCCCATCAACTCGGTGCGGCCAGCGGCTTTTGCTTCCTCCGAATGCCAGACGTGGACATCGAAGCGCGCCCATTCATCGCCAGGGAGGGTTTGCAGGGTGAGGGGGTAAACTTGCGCGAAGACCTCGGCGTGAACCGTGCCGTCGTCGGTGGTAATGCTGCCGGTGAGTGCCATATCAGGATCTCCTAAGCGTAAGCGACTTCAGTCAAGGCGACCTTAGCCACCCAGTGGATATTGGTAGCGGCTTCACCCGTGCCGGTGATGGCCAATGCCTCGTTGGTGTCGTCCGCTGTCACGGCCAGCGCCCAGGCACCCGCCCCTGCGGAGACGGCAACTTGGGTGACGGTGGGAACTCCCACCAGGGCTGTGTTGTTCGAGGCGTCGCGGGTCAACATACCCTCGGCCGTCCAGCCAGCGGCGTCAGAGCCGGTCTGCTTGCGAGCGACGACATCGGCCCGGAAGAGCCAGGTGGTGGAGGCGGGGATAGTGAACTTGAGCGCCGTGGGTGTAGCGTCCGTGGTGGCGGCCTTAGCCGCAAGCCAGGAAGCTTGAGCATCACCAGCCGTAGCAAAGGAAGAGCTAGCAAAAGCCAGTTGCCCGCTTAGCCGCGCATAAGCATATAAACCTAATGCAGTGGAATATGTGCCACTAGCACTATTCAAATAGCCGTGCGAATAAGAATAATCCCCAGTAGCATAATTACTAGCGCCTAAAGCTACGCTGCATCTTCCCGAGGCGATGTTGCCTTCACCTCCAGCCATAAAGCTACTCAAGCCGCTGGCGACATGGGTTTTGCCGGATCTTATCATCTGCAAATCGACCGCACACAAGCCTCGCGCGTTGCCATTGGCATTAGTCCCGTCTGGCATATCCGCTGTTATGGAGCGGTATAATGGATTGCCGGTATTGCCAACCACAGGCATCAGGACTAAATTGCTATAGTTGGGCAACGCCCTGGGTAAAGCAGAGCCAACGGGTGTCGGTAGTGCTGACAAGACCGCATATTCTTGATTGGCGTAGCTACGACTCTCGAAGATAAATGGCCCCGCCTTCGCCACCCCCTGCGCATTCTCCGTGAGCGGAAAGCCCCCGCTTGGAAAGCCGCCTAAATCACTAGCCATCAGTACACCCCGCCGTGCGCTGAGACGTAATAACCTGCCGCGACGGTGGTGCCGACGGTGACGGTGAGCTTATAGCCGGGTGGCAGCACGATCGGAAAGGGCGAGGCGCTGAGGGTCTGGTCGGTTAGTTGCGCCGTCTCGCTCAGTGTCGTGGCGGGCAGCGTCAATTCCGAGATCAGGCAATTGTTGGCAGCGGTTTCCGCGTCGGAGCCGTTATTGACGAAAACGCGCATCACGGTGGCGACATTGCTACCGGCAGAGCGACAGACGATGCGCTCGACACGACTGCCATTGGTGGCATCAGCGGTGAAAACCACTTGCGCCGTGCCGGTGCCGTCTTTAGCGGTGTTGGCAGTTTTGACGACAGCAGGAGCCCACTGGATAGAGCCGAGCCTGGAGTAGATGGGTGCGGTATTAGCGGCCATAGTGGTGTCCTATACAAAAGCGGTAAAAGCGGGGGGTACCGATGAGACGGGTGGCGCGGCCCAGGTCGCCACCCCCGAGGCGGTGGTCAGCACCTGGCCGTCTGGCTCTTGCGATGGGTCCACGTCGGTGAGGGCGGCGAAGGTGAGCCCGTCAGGCTGCACGGCACTATCAGCAAGCCCGCCCTGTGCTGCTGTCGCGAAGTCACCCACGTCTGCCGCTGCCGCCGAGCCTAGGTCTCCGGGCTGAACCGCTGTATCGGCCAGGGCACCTTGCGCGGCGGTGGCGAATGCCTCAGCATCTTGTAACGCGGTTTCTGCCTTGCCTAGCGCCGAATCGACCGCCGCGCCATTGGCCAGCGTGGATTCATAAACGAAGGTTGTCATTAAGCAGGTACTCCGTAAAGAATGCCGTCAGTGGTGCTAAACCGCGAGCCGTCCGCCAGCACAAACAACTGGGTGGTGGCGAGCAGGTAGTCCCCATTGCTATCCAGTAGCGGATTACCGTCGCTATCCACAAGATAGATGTCCTCGTCTCCCGACACATTGGCACTTGATTTTCTTGCCAGCAACGTCAGGCAATCAAGCGCCTGCGGCCTCAATAGGCACGTCATGCAGGCGTCCAGGCAGTCAGTATGGCAGCAACGCTATCACGCACCGTGCGCCCATACAGATAGCCAGGCCCCACCAGTTCACGGGTGAGCCCTTCACTTTTATCAGCCTGCAACAAATGCCCAACTACTGTTGGCGCGACGGCTGTATCGCTCACAGCGATCTCAACGGTCAGCCCAAAAACGTCGGGAAGGGTAAAGAAAAAATTATCGCCTGCCGCAACTAATTGCGACCAAGACGGTGAAAGTACTGGATTAGTGGTGGCCATGCGGAGTTCCTCAAGAAGGTAACACCAGTATGCCGTCACGACCGCAGCAAAAAAAAAGGCGTCCACCAAGGACGCCTAAACCTCGTCAATGATTCGGGAATGGAGTTAGGTCAATTCGGAGACAGCCGCCGCCACGATGCCAGAGGTAACGGGGTTGGAATAATAAGTGGTAGTGATATCGGTCGCGTCCAGTGCCGTAGTGCCAGCAGTAAAGTCGGCACCGCTCGCATTGGCGACGATGATATACCCCAGTTCGACCTTGTTAGCAGGGATAGCCGGTTTAAGAGCCAGTGCTGCCGCGGCATTAGCCGCATCAGCGGTCTTGGTGGAGGTGGTAATAGTGCCAGCCGAGTCGATATAGAAAGCCCACAGCGCCGCCTTAGCAGTCGCCAAAGTGCCAGCAATAACGCTCATATCGGTATTAGCGGTCTTGGTCTGTCGCACTCCGCCAGCAATGACCTCGATGGCGCTGGAAGACTTGGGGACCGTGCCTCCACCCGCCTTTATGACCAAGGTGGCCTTGGCGATGATAAACTGGTTTTGCAGATAAATGCGCGCCAGGTCAGCGCGCAACAGGTTGAACTGAACGGACAGATCCGCCAGCAAAGTTCCCAGTCCCGCCTGCTTGGTAGCCGGGGTGGAACGATTCAAAAGATTAGTCTGACTTCTCATTTAAGTTCCTGGTCGGCGGTCTGCCGCGTCGAGGTGCTTCAGGGACGGGGTCGTCTTCGCGGATCAAGGCGTAACCCGGAATGGTAGAGAATCTTACCGCTTCCTCCGGGGTGAGGGAGCGTGACACCATCCCGCCATCGGGATGAGCCACGAACTCCACGCCACTGATCAGCGTGCTGGCATTAACCAGTTTGCAGATCGCCTTCATATCAGCCGAACGGACGCCAGACAGCGCCAGCCGGAACGATATTTTCGATCACGACATGATGACGACGCTTGGCCACCCGCAAATAGCCAAAAAGCAACTGCGCCCACGGTACGACAGCCGAAGCGGTCGGATACAGGGGGAACTTGGTCATGGGGAGCAACTGCCGCCAGGTGATGGCCTGAGCACCGGCGCCCATGGCTAGCATATAGGCTTTGGCGGTGCCAGGGATCTGACGGTTCTTGTCGATCCAAACGGTGGTGCTGCCGGATTTAGCAACGCGACCCACCAGACGGAAGTCGGACACAGCATTGGTGCCATTCTTGCGACCGCGATAAATGGCGTAACCCGTTTCAGCGCCAGCAGACGACTTGGTGATGGTCACAGTGACCTGCTCGCCAGCGGCAACGGCTACCTGGATGGACTTGGTAACGACCGACTGCCCAGCCGCTGTAAGCCCCGCCACGGCATAGTAGTAGTTGCCCGCATGAGCGGACCCCCACTTGCTATCAGCGCCGCCAGCGCCCGCCACGGGAGCCACAGAGGCAGGTACATAGGCAACATTGGCGGCAGCCAGCGTCGGATAATCCTCCTCAAAGGGTTTCTGCTGACGTTCGTCGCGAACGAACACGTCCGGCACAGTGGCGATGTTACCCCAGCTCGTGGAGATCCCCTTAACAGGAGCGCCGAGCATCAATTCCTGAGCACCGCCCGTCAACGAGACGCGGAAGGCAGGATCAAGGTTGGTGTTGAAATCAGACTGGGTTAACTGGGACATGAACAGGTGAGTCGGCTGACCAAAGTTACCGAAACCGGCAATGGTGGAAGCCGCCTGGTCAACCAGGGACACAGACGACAGCGACTCGCCAGCCGCGTCGATAATGTGATCCGAAGATCCCAAACTGGCGATCTGAGCACCGATGCCATCAAACTCGGTCGGCACCACGGCAGAATCACCCTCAAAGCAAAGAAACTCCGCATCAGTCAGCAGTTGCAGAGCACCGTTCTGGGCCTCAACGGCCTCGGCCTCAACAATGCTGTTCTGCAAAGTGGTGACAAAGGAGACCTCGCGCTTGGTCATCAGGTACTTGACCAGACCAACACGACGCGCGTAGTCGCCCTGAGCGGCAACGATATTGCCGGTTTCAGAGTTGGTGGAGCCGCCCAGGAAGCCGCCGATACCCGACTGCTCGGTCCATTCGTCAACGGTAGCGGTCGCGTTGTTCTTCTGGAGCGCATTGAACAGAGCAAAATGCTTGTTCTCCTGGATGGTGCTCATCATGGTCTTTTCGAGAGACTGGATGCGCAGAGCACCGGCTCCGGTCAAAGCGGCAACGTCAGAACCATAGCCGGCTTCCATGGCCTTGCGGAGTTCAGCCGCGTCACCCATAGACATCTCACCGCCGATAACTTGTCCCCCGGCGACATTAGGGATGATTGCAGGATTGATCACGGTTTAACCCTCAAAGACTAGATTTTTGATTGGAGCGGGGATATCAAGCCCACGCTGGAGATAACCTTCAGCGACGGAAACCTGGAGAGCGGTAAGGCGACCGGCTTTCTGAGCGTCCATGGCCTTGGCCATGAACTCCTGGGGAGACACCCCGGCAGGAGCAGCAGGGTCAGTCACCGACAAGACCGTCTTACGACCACGACCGGAAGCCGACAGCTTCTGAACAGACTCTTTAAGACCGTCGATCTCGGCTTGCATGGACTTAACGATTTCGGTGGTGGATTGCAGGATCTTGGTCAAAGCCTCGTCCTGGTTGTCCACGCGATCAGTCAGGCTCTTAATCAGTTCGGTGCCGTCCAGGAATTCGATCTCCTCGCCACTGGAAAGCAGCAAAGATTTCTTCATCGGTTCCTCCTCAGCCGCTTCCTCGATCTGCTCGTCGTCCTCAGCGGACCCGACCTCGCTTTCATCAGGATTGTCTTCGGGTTCCTTGCCATCAACCTCATCGCCGTCCGGCTCGGGATGCGCCTTACGCAACTCCTGCAAAGCGTCAAGATCGGCGAGTAGTTGAGTAAAGTCGTTACTCATCACTTATTCCTCTTGTGGATATCAGATAAAAAACGCTCCACAGCCGCCGCCGCTGCATCGGCAGACAGCCCCAGCCCCTGAGCCGCGCGTACCAGATCAGCGGGATCGCCGGCAGATACCTGGCCTTTAAGAATGAGCCGGGAGAGGGAGTCGCGGAGATCCCAATAACTGAGAACCCCACCATGGAGGGATTGACGACGGAGTGAACCACCACCCGTCAGTTGCGCCGAGTCGGTGCCATAGCCCGCCTCCAGCGTCTTAACGACCATCCCACCCAGGGATTTAGTGAAGACCCCCAACGGCAGAGTGGTTGCAGGCATCAACCCGGCATTGACCGGATTCAGAGAAAGCGCCAGGTTATTCCAATGGGTCTTGGTAATAACCGGAATTTTGTTGCCGGTCGCGGGATCAATGCGGATCTCACGACCCAGCACCGAGCCGCCCACCGAGGCGTAATAACGATCAGGAGGCGTGACCTGAGTTAAGCCCTCCCAAACCCGGTTGGCACGCATAGCCAACGGGGAACTGCCTTGACGCAGTTGCGCCTTGACGATGGTCGTGCCGCCGACAAAGGACACCCCCAACGGCTGGCCAATAATCCATTCTTCAGGACGCTCGATACCGAGCTTGGCCGCCACCGCAGGCATGGACTTGTGGTCGAGATCAAGGACGCCGAACTTTTCAAAGACGCCAGCGGATTCGCGCAGGGCTTTGCCGAGAACGACCTCCCCCTCCATGTCGGGGTCTTCATTGGACGCCTCGACATAGATAATGCGGTCGCCAACATCGGGACGGGCTTTGACCAGCAAATTACCCGCGCAAATATGATCCGGCAAAGACGCCAGCAGGTCGGAATCAGAACAGTAAGATTCAGTAAGCATGACCAGCAGGATAATGTCACGACCTGCCGAAAGGTGGGGTATTGGTCAAACCACCCCTTGTAACGCGTTACTTCCGGGAAGTAACGTGACGTAACGCGTTACCTAGCGTTACTTCCCCCTTGTAACGCGTTACTTCCCCACCCCAGCAAACAAGACCCACTGCGAGCACCCCTGCCAGAAAAATATCTTTACCCACCAGTTGACTTCAAAGATAAAGTGTTCTAAATTGAAGCTGTCGGTGTGGGAACCGGCAATTTGGCTTTTAACGCATAACCCGATCTTTCGGGATTTGGCTTGGGATTCAACCAAGTAACAACAGAATACTTCTGCGATGAAGGCCCATTCTGCCGTTAGCCCCCCAGGCCCAAATCCCCAAGGACCGGGTTTTTTTATGCCTGCCGACCGTCCGATCCACGTCAGCACACACCCAGACCCCAGGGGACAGCATCACCACAGGGGTACTCGCTAATGGGAGGTGCAACCCCTCGTACTGTTAGCGGCGGTGCTTGGCCAAAGCCGTAAGGGGCAGCGCAAGCTGTAATTTTGGCTCCCGGTAACGGGAAGGATATCCCCTAACTCTGCGATCTCCGTGGGGTTAGGGGGTGCTATTAAAGGATATTAGTAGTTAAAGCCGGGATAGCTGCCACCACCAACCTCCTCCGCTCTTAGCTCCCCTCTTAAATCCTTGACATTCTCCCCACACCTAAAGGCGGGGGATTCTGACCCTCACGGATCAGGTTTCCTGTTTCAACGAGTCGAACCCATGCCAGCTTTCGCTAACACAGGATTTACAGTCTCTCCGCAGGCTAACACGGCGAGCCCCGCCGCTTTGATGTTCAGAGCCGCATTAACGTCTCTGTCCAACTCGGTATGGCACTCCGGGCAATTCCAGTGCCGGATGCTTAAGTCTAGCGATGCGACGGTATGCCCGCAGCACGAACAACGCTTACTGGACGGGAACCAACGGTCGATGGCGACCACGGTACGCCCATACCAACCGGCCTTGTACTCCAACTGCCGGACCAGTTCGCCCCAGTTGGCGTCGTGGATTGACTTCGCCAGAGTGGGGTGCTTCACCATGTTCTTGACGGCCAGGTTTTCGACACAGATCACTTGGTTTTTGCGAATCAGGGTCGTGGTCAGTTTATGGGTGAAGTCGCGGCGCACATCAGCGATCTTGGCATGGATACGCGCCACTTTTAGCTTCGCCTTGCGGCGGTTGGCCGAGCCTTTCTGCTTTTTGGCGAGGCATTTCTGGGCCTTGGCCAATTTCTCGGCGAACTTCGCCGTGTGTCTGTGGTTGCCCGTGCGCTCTCCGGTGGAGAGAACCGCAACGTCCTTGACCCCAACATCGACGCCAACCGTGGCGTTGACAACTGGCAAGAGTGCGATGTCTTCCTCGACTAGCAGCGAAACGAAGTATCGGCTCGCTGTGTCCTTGGAGACAGTGACCGTGGTCGGCTTGCCGGTAAAGCGGCGCGACCAACGGATGTTGATCGGTTCGGATTGCTTGGCGAGCTTCAGTGACTTGCCGTCCCACTTGAAGGCGGACGTACTGTACTCTGCCGACTGGATACCATCCTTCTTCTTAAAGTTGGGATACTTGGCGATGCCTTTGAAAAACCGGCTATACGCCGTCTGGAGATGGCGCAATCCCTGCTGTAACGGAACGCTCGATACCTCGTTGAGCCAACTATGTTCCGGCTCTTTCTTCCATCCGGTCAACAGTGCCGAATTTTGCAGATAGGAGACATTCTCTTGCCGCTCATACCACGCATCTTGCCGATACCGCAGCGAACGGTTGTAGATATACCTTACGCAACCGAATGTCTTGGCCAGGTTTCGTTCCTGGTCAGGCGTTGGGTAAAAGCGATATCTGTAGGCTTTGTAAGACACGTTACAGATTCTACGCCAAACTGTAACGAAAGTAAAGACGCTTAAATCCATAAACGGTCGAAATCAGCGTTTTTGATCCTCAAAAGCCAAAAACGTCGAAACGCGTTTTCGCATCATCCCCCCTTTTCCAATACTTCTAAGGTGTACAAAAACCACCCGAGCGGTAAACTATTGACCTACACCAATCAACAAGTGCCAGACCCGGCACAGGCAGACCCGCCATGAAAAGGTTGTTTAGTCGTAAAAGTCGGCGCTATTTGTCCATCTTAGCAGGCGGTGCGTGCGCTACCTGCGGCAAGGAACTCAAAGGCGAACTTCACGCGGACCATATCCGACCGTTTTCCCGTGGCGGAGAAACGATTTTGGCCAATGGTCAGGCGCTTTGCCCTCAATGTAACCTTAAAAAAGGAGACAAATAATGTCCGGAACACCCACCCTTCGCCCGTGGCAAAAAAAGGCAATGGATAAGCTGTCAGAATCATGGCAGCTCGACCCAGACGCCAAGACGCTGATAGCGGCCAGTCCGGGAGCCGGAAAAACCTGGTTTTCTGTGGTTGCCGCTCAACAGGCAATTAAGGACTTTGGCATCGACTTAGTTGTCGTTGTCTCCCCTTCGGTCAGTATCAAGGAGCAATGGCGCGAGACATTCCACCGTGCCGGTATCAAAGCCCATGCCCGCGCCGATAACGAGGCGTTGCGCTTCCGTGTCGATCAAGGGATCAACCCCACTGAAGATTGGCGAGCAATCTGCGTAACATATTCGCAGTTATCGCGCGACTCGGAACTCTTTGTTGAGATCGCTAGACGCAAACGCGTCCTGTTAATCGCGGATGAAGTTCACCACGCCGACGACAAGGAATGTTATGGAAGATCGCTAGAACAACTTGCCGAGCACTCGGCTTTACGGTTGGCCCTCTCAGGAACTCCGTTCAACAGCAGTGGTGGCGCACTGGCGATGTGTCCAAGCGTTGAAGACTTAGATGACACCGGGCGTGCCGTGCGTCGTGCTAAACCACTGTTTACTTATGGCTACGGAGACGCCATCCGTCATCGAGCCTGTCGTCCGGCTGAGTTTATCAAGGTGCTTGGAAGCGGGATATCGACATACAAAAGCCTCGCTAACAACACGACGTGGCAAAAGGTCATTGACCTAGCCCACGCCAACAAAACCGACAGCATCGGTCCGTTACTGGACCCGAACGGTGCATTTTTTATCAGAATGGCCACCGATGCACTGTCGGCTCTCAGCGACATGAAGCAAGTCGATACGAAAGCCGGGATGCTGGTGGTTGCCAAAGACAAGGCGCATGGAGCGAGAATCTGCGCCTTAATCGAGTCGCTATGCGCGGCCAATACCGAGTGGGCGAAATACCAAACACTTGAGATTTATAACGATACCGAAAAGGCCCACGAACGTATCAAGCAACTTGACCGGGACTCTACCGACATCGTGGTGACGGTACGCATGATCTCGGAAGGTGTTGACGTTAAACGCCTGCGCGTTGGTCTTTACGCGACGGACTACCGGACCCGGATGTTCTTTATCCAGTTTGTAGGTCGGTTCATCCGCTGGGAGGATCGCCTGGATGATGCGCAGCACGCTCGCGTTGTAATTCCTGCCCACCAGGACTTGATATTGTTCGCGCGGGAAATCGAGCAGATGATCGACCAGGCGCTAATTCCTGTTGACGGTAATGGATCTATAGATAACAAAGACGCACAAAACGAATACCTCGGCACAGAAACGCGCGCTGGCCAAGACGGACTCATCTATCGAGGCGAAGAAGAAAGCGAGCGAGCGTTAGCCAAGGCTTTTTTCGATAAGTTTCCATCGCTACGCGGAATTCTACCGGAAATGTTGGCAATCAAAGCTGCCAAGGATGCCAGCCTGGACGGGTCTCAGCACTATAGTGCGCCGCTAATCGAAGAAGACTGGGGGAGAAAAAACGACCAACTTGCACGCGCCATCGTGCGATTTGGAGCGATGAACGGTATGAGCGACAACGAGGCTTTTGCGATGGTCAATAGAAACGCAAACCGTGCCGTTGACATTAAACGTAAAGACAAGCTGACGCCAATAGACACCCTTAAGAAGCGACACGCCCACTTGCTTGAATGGTTGCGCGCACTACGTTCTGGACAATCATGGGTGGAGACGGCATGAAAACGCGCGAACAGATTGCTGCCGATCTTTACAACTTTGGGCGCGATTCGGTGATGCAGGGCGGAGATTCCCTGCAGATGTTGGCCAAGCATATCCCGGCCATGGTTTACGGAGTCAAGGGCAACGACGGAGCACTTTGGCAGGATCGCGCCTTTCCAGACAAGACCGTTCACCTGGACAGGTTCGAGGACTACTTGCTCAAGCCAGCTCGCGAGGGTTTGGGTATTCCCTCGTTGTTGTGGCTGTTCCGCGTACTTGATGCCCATGAGGATAAGGACGAACGCGAGAAGGCCCTCGCCGCTCTGCGCCAGGAAATTGCCGACTTTGATGCCAAAGTTGAGAAGGAACGGGCCAGGGCGAGCGTGAAGGTGGAGCCGGCGAAGGACCCTCACGCAAGGCCGGGCAACAGCAACGCTAGGAAGGAAGAAAACGCGGTTGCTAGTAGCAACCCGGTTTCGCCAAGGACAAAGGGAAGCACCAAGTCAGAAACCATCATCGCCCGCCTGAAACGCGACGCCGAGACCGACACCCATGCCGCTTCCCTCTTAAGCGACATCGAATCCGGGAACATCAGACCATACCGAGCCGCTATCCGGATGGGTTACGTTCAACCCCCCAACTCCGTCCAGGCCATTATCCGCAGCATCAACAGGCTTACCCATGACGAGCAAATGACCCTTATGCAGCAATTAGCGGAACAATATCCGCTTTATTTTACCTGGCACGGAATTTTTGAGAAAAGAAAGGAGATGACCACATGAAAATCACCAAGGCCATGCGCAAAGTGGCGAAAGCCATGGTCTGCATTTCCAGCCGGATTGCCGCCGCAGGTAAGCACCACGACGAAATGGCCGCCGATATGCTATCCGCCGCTTACATCTTAAATCACTGGTCGAAGGACATCCGCTCCAAGCGGTCCCGTTCGTTCAATAAAGCCCGGTAAAGCACCGCCTGGGAGCCGTCCACCACGACTCCCCCCGGTTTCAGCGTGGATAAACGTTGCGCCACCCGCGCCAATTCGCGCCGATTAGCCGCCAGCAGATGCTGGTCAACGGCCTGGCAATGCCGTAACAACCGTTCGTTCTCGGCCAGCAACGACCGCAAAGCATCCGCTGAATAAGGCATATCAATCCACCTGGGTTTTCTGAGCACCAAAGTTACGTTGCGCCAGATAAAAACCCAGCCCGGTATCATCCATGCCATCCAGGCGCGAGGTCATCAGATCGCGCAACTGATATTTCTCCGCCAGCCGTTTCCGAGCCCGATGTTCGTCGGGATGATCGGAAACCAGCTCGATGAGCTCAACGGCATTTTTCTGGCCGATGCGGTTGATACGACCTTGTCTTTGCGCATGAAGCATGCTGGTATCAGGAGTATCGTACTGCACCAACCACCGACCCGATTGCAGATTGGCCCCGGTAGCACCCGCGTCTGAGGAGATGATGATATCGGCCTCGGGTTTGCCGCTTTCGGGATTGAACTTGCGGATCTTCTCAGCCTTTTGCTGGGCCGAGTCCGCGCCAGTCAAGGTAACAACCCGGTGCCCCTCCGCCTCCAATCGCGTTCTGAGGCTCTCAACAGCCGCTAGAGAGCGCGCGAAGACGACCCCCTGCTTACCCTTGCGCTCCCCCGCCAAGGCCGCCACGCGGGCGATTTTAGCCGCCTGCGGATGGTTATCAAGAATGCGCCGCACGGCATTATGACGATGGATGCCCGCGTCCGCCGCCACCAGTTTGGCAACCGCCGTCTCGTCCGTAGCCCCCTCGAAAAGCTCGGGAGCCATGGCCTTGGCATTGGCGATATCGACCTGGTTGGTGAGGTTGGCAATGCGTAAAGCCGACGACCGGCGATCCAAGGCGTTCAACGCCTGCTGCTGCTCAGGGGACGGCGCAATCCGTTCCTCGCTACGGGTCACGGCAACATCAGGAGTGAGCGAAAAGGCGAACAGATGCCGCGCCATCTCCCGCTGTAACCCCGCCTTTGCCGCCTGGGTATCGCCACCGTACCGGCGCATGAAGGCATCGCGGTCGGAGTAGCGTTGCGGGTCCATACGCTGCAAGTGCGAGAAGATTTCGCTATTGTGATTCCATATTCCACACGCTAAATAGTTATGCAAAACAGGCACATGAAGATCGTAGATATCCGCATCACCATGGGATACAATAGACTTTATTTCATTAAAAACGACGCAACATGACCATCGGAATAACGAAGAAGATGATTGCCGTCCGTGACTTGCTTGATGCAAATCGCGAGCAAATCCAACAGTGGTGCAACGAGAGTCGCACCCTTGAATATATGGGTGAGAAGTTGGGGGTGTCTTATGGAACGGTCCGCACTTATTGTCTTCGTGCGGGTATCTCTTACAACCAGAAGCGGGGTTGGCGTTATGGTTCACACCAAGGGGAAGATCATCCACGATGGTCAGGTGGACGATTTCTCTCGACAGATGGCTATGTTTATGTGAAAGACTGCCGTCAGCAACGCGGAAACAACAGGTATGTTCGTGAACACCGGCTGATAATGGAACAGATACTAGACCGCCAACTCCTGCCAAATGAGGTTGTTCATCATAAGGACGGAGACAAGTCAAATAACGATCCAAGCAATCTTGAACTATATTCAAGCAATGGCGAACACATGCACGCAAACCACTGTGGTTATACTTTTTCGGAAGAATCGCGCACCAAAATGTCGGTTTCTGCAAAGAACAAGGTTCTGACTCCCGAGCACAAGGAGAACATTGCCAAGGCCGTGCGTTTGCGTTATGCGCGTCGGCATGACAACAACCAAAAACATTCTCATCACTCGCAACAGAAATCTCATGACCAATCGTTAATTCAGAAAGAGACACCCATCCCTTCCTGGTCAGGAACCGATGATCAGCCGCAACAATAATTTCAGACCCATTTCCAAGAGTTACCTTGAACATGGGGCGAGATACCGATTTGACGAATGGGACACTTGCCTCAATAACGCGAGCAGAATTACTTTCTACATCTAAAGCCCAAACAAAAGGCCCGACACCTGCTTCGCACCAGTCGGCAACAGTCATTGTTATGTCGCGTATTCGGTCATAAAGGGGTGTATTGGGGTGTAAACACGCATCGTTCTTGACAGGATCTCCAGTGGCACTCACCACATAATCGGAATTGTCCATCACGCTACCAATGACGTTCGCCATCCGCGAGTTTTCCTTGCCCTCGCGGTCCAGCAGGTTATGACCCTCGTCAACCGCCGTGAAGTCGAACTTGATGCCGTGGTGCGTCAGCACTCCCTTGGTGAATTCCGCACGCTCACCCTGAGACATTGCCGCCATCTTTTCGGCAATCGCATCGGGTTGATCCCCCGACATAGCCGCCGCCATTTTTAACAAGTCATCGCGGAATGATTGGTGGGTAACAACCGTGAAATGCGTATCGGAATCTTTATAAGCCGCCAGCCGTTCCTCGTAAGAAGCACCGGGTTGGCAATGCCAATTAAACTTTCCGGCTTCCAGGAAGCGCAAAGCCTCGCCACCCATCTGGCCCTGAACGATGCTGGGGCAGACGATGACTGCTTTCCGAATTTTTCCTTGAGCTTGTAGGCTGGAAATAGCTGCAAGCATCACGGCCGATTTGCCTGACCCGACCCCGGCTCCCAGGATAACTCTATAATTTGCCTGGATAAGTTTAATGGCGCGCTGGCGATCCACCCCACTCGAACCCGACATCACCGGCTGAAATAACCGCACCGGCTTACCCGGCTGAAACTGTTTGCCAACCACCCCCATCATATCGGCGATGGTGTTCTCCGCCGCCTGGCCGAGGGTATGCCGTTCATCAGCGCCAAGCTCAGTCGTCGGCAAGTCCTCCGCCGCGAAGAACCCCATCTGCGCCTGGTTGAAAGCCGCCTGATCCTCAAGAGCCTGATCGACGTTGACCGTACCAGAGGCGTATTGGCCCTTGATGCGCTCCCGCAAGCCGCTAATCAGTTGGCGATGACTGGCTAAGCGTTGCTCGCGGGCCTGGGGATCAATGACATCCAGATGGCGCAGATTATTGCGCACCACCGTTTTGCCGGTTTTCAGCGCCCCCTCGGGACGAAGCGTGTTGTAGTGCCGGGCGAAAGCCGAGGATACCCGCGACCGGATCAAGTCCTGAATAGCTGCCCGAGCCTTTTGGGGTGAACCCATGGCCTTAACGTAACCGGACCAAGTCAGCCCCGCCGCCGCATGGGCAGACTGCGCCTGATCAAACGCCACTTTCCAGGCACTCCAGGCCGGCGACTCCACAGAGTCACCAAACATATCGACCTCGTAGCGATCCGGTTCCTGCTTGGCAAGCTGTTCCGCCTCAGCACGCAACCCCGCCGCCTCGGGCGATTCTTTGGCGACATTCTCAGCAAACCACCCGCGCAAAGCGGACATATCCTCATGGGTGAGATCGCCCATGGGCTTGTATGCCGCCACCCCAGCCGGTTCTTCGGACAAGGCACGATGCAAAGCATCCTGGGCAACGGTATCGACCGGAATGGTCTGCTTGTTTAACGTGGAACGCTCACCGCCGAGCTTGGCGACAAAGGCATCCGCATAAGATTCGAACTGCGGCTGCAAGTCCTCGACCCGTACCAGTTTGCCGTTAGCCTTTTTAGTGGGAATGACCGCCGCCAAAGCCGCGCGATATTCGTCAGGGCGACCCACCCGGTCAAAGTAGCTGCCAGACTGCACGTCCGCCAGGATATCCGCCGCGCGATGACCATCCGCCGTGCGCGAGCCAATAAAGTCCCGTAAAGCCGACCGGAGATCGGTAGCCGCCGCATCGAACGGGATCGCCAGAGAAGCGGTGACGCCGGGAGCCAGGTGCAAAGCCAGGTCAGGACGATTGGCAAAGCCTGCGGGGAGCCAATCGGCCTCATCCTCAGCGCCACGCTGAATAGCCAAATTGCGCCGCACCCGTTCCAGGTTCTCGGTATCAATCGGGGTAGTCAAACGCTCCAGCCCAGAAGATTTGAGCGTCAAAAAGACGTTCTTAGCCACCCGGTCAATCTGATAGTCCTCACGCTGCAAGCCCAGCGCCCACAGTTGCTGTAAGGCGCTCGGGAGCGGGGTCTTACCCAGGGAGACCTGGATCTCGTCCTTAGCGCCGCCGCGCAGAGCCATAATCAGGGAGGCGGTCGCCTCCATCTCTCCAAGGGCCTGGCCCATAGTCTGACGCGCTTCCATTAGGTGGTCGCGCCGCTGGCGGTTGAGCGCCGCCGCAACCACCAAATCCCCCTCGGGTGCCAGCTTGGCGACCTGCGCCTGTAAGTCAGCCGCCGCATCCAAAGCCGCCTGCTGACGGTCGGGAGCCGTACCAACGTGATAATCCTCCAGACCCGCCGTGATCTCCTCCAACTTATCGGCATAATCGGTCTGGATGCGCCGCGCCAACACCTGCGCCGCCGCCGCCACGCCAAGCACGTCCACGACAGAACGATCCATCAAGGAGGCGCCCCCAACGGCCTGCGAAAAGGAGTTGATCGCGTTATGCGCCCCCGCCAGCAAATGCGGCTCGATGGCGTCCTCACCACCGACCTGTTTAACCCCAGCCAGGAAGGCGACCGCTGATTTAACGCGTAAGTCCTCCACAATCGACTTCTCGACATCAGCATCAGAAACCTCAGACACGGGAGCCACAAATGCCTGTGGCTCAACCGTCGTTGTTTCCAGTTTCTTACCGGCTTTGCGTACCGCCGCCTCCAGATCCTTGAGCTTTTTGCGCGCCTTGATAATCTTGACTGCCTTTTCCGTCTCAGCCATCTTAAGCGCGAAATCCGGCTTGGGAAGATCCTTGATCTCGGCCTTGATAGCCGCGCTGACCGTGGCGCGCTCCAACTTTTTGGCCTGCGCCGCCGCAACATCTTCCGGGGATTTATCCTCGATACCCGCCACCTGTTCGGCGAGCTTCTGGTCGTCCAGACCCTCGGCCTTGGCACGCTCACCAAAGTTATGCGAGATACCCGAGGAGTCCGCCAGCCGGATCGGATCAAGATCCTGCACCGATAATTCGCCGGTGGTGGGGTCAAGCGGAATGGTGTCTAAGCCAGCCTCATGACGCCGCTCTTTATCCGCGACCAGCACCGACCGCTGGAGTTCTTCCGCCTCTTTAGCGCGCTTGAACAAAGCCGCCTGAAATTCGCTTTCCGCCCTGGCCTTGGCTTCCGGTGACAAGCCCTCGGTTTGGGGGGTGAGATCCGTCCACCCCATTTCCTGAGCCACCAGGGCGACGTATTCCTTGCGCGCAAGATCGCGTTGTTCTTTAAGCTGGGCGCGCGCCGCCTGCTTGGAATCATGGATACCCAATTCTTTATCGCGCCGAATCTGCTCCTTATGGGCCTGCTGCTTTAATGAGGCACGTTCCGCGTGTTCCTGGCGATATGCGGATTCGGATTTCACCCCGCGCAATTTCAGCATATTGAGTTTGCCACCCGCGCCGCCAATGACCCGGAAATGGCCCTGGGGAGTCGGCTGAATCAGGATAGGAACGCCCTTAGAACCCTCGCCGTGCGGATGGACCGTGATCCAGCGTGCATCCGGGGGTATTGGGCCATGATCCGCCTTCAGAAAATCCCGATTCCAGCCAAATAACGTCTCAGCCAAACCGAAATCGGTAATGAGCGCATACCGTAACCCATTGATTCCATGGGTTGTCAACCGACTTTCCGGTTGACCGTCAACCAAAACAGGCGCCGTCAACCCGTTCTCCGCCTTTGTCAACTGAATCGAGGCATCCGTCAACCGATTCCCTAACCGCACGGATAAACAAACAAACTCTGACAGGTTAACATTGTTAACGCTGTCAACCGTCGCAATCAGGGTCGCATCTTCCGCGTCAACCAGTGCTTTCAGGAACGGCAATTCATCAAAAACGGCTAACGACCCAGCATCACCCCGCACCTCTAAAGCCGCATAGCCGGCCACCTCGCCCTTCACCAACAAGGGCCGAATAAAGGTCTGGCTATCATCGCGCAGCACGACCACAGCGGGCGCTGTAACGGCCTGGTGGGCCACCCCTAACAGATAGTACTCCGGCAGGTCGAACGACGCTTGAGACAGGCTGACAGCCCCGAGAGGGGATATAGCCACGTTGCCAGGAAAGTAGTTATCCCAAGCCGCACGGGTAAACGCCACCGGCTGATAATCACACCCGGCAGACCGTAAAGCGGAAGCAAGATTCATAACGATAAAAATGCGCTACAGCGGTTGCCGATACCCGGCCAACCCGAACGGTTCAAGGCACAGGATTCGAGATTGCTATGCAAGCAACCACCGCAGGCAGTGGGCGCGCAGGCAATGCAGAGAGTGATCCACTCCATAAACGCATGGCAATCCCGATTCGAGAAATCCGGTTTGCCATCTTGAGCGGGGCCATCGTACCCGACCAGACTATAGTCGGTCAGATCGCACTGGCATTGCGCGCAGACGGTCATTTCTTGGGAGCGGGGATATGTTCTTGGATAGCCAGGATGCCATCAACCGCCGCCTTAATCTTATCGGGAGCTACCCCGTCAGCCGACAATGACGCGGCAAGCTGGCCCAGTATTTCCGCAATATGAGTAGGGATGGGCTTGGATTTATCTTCCGACTGTTCACCATCCTGATTCCCGGCTCGCAGTTCATCTACCTCATCCTTGCTATCGGCATGGACCCGGCTTTTGCCATCAAGCCATAGATGCCGACCGGAATCCTCGCCGTCCTTAGTCTGTTCTTGGAAATGCCGCACCGGGGTGTTGTCATGGGAGCTAGTCCCCGACTTGCCCGACGCCACATAAGTCTTGCCGCCGAAGTCGAACGAGTGCGCCTTATCCGCGCCGCCACCCTGGAGATTCTGCGCGTGACCGACGACATGGGGATGGTCAAAGGCTTTCTGCCGCTTATCGTCATGTTCCTTAACGACCGTGCCGTCTTTGCGGACAAAGCCTTTGACATGGGATTTGATAAGGTCGCTAGAGCCATCCACGGAGACAGCCAGAACCTCGTCGTTTTCGTCGGTGAGTACAAAACCCGCGCATTGCATAACCGCATTCCTAGAGGAGAGAGATGGGACCACGATACAGTCACGACTCAAAAGGAAGAACTACCGGAGCGGACAGTTGCCCCCCTCCAGGCTTTCCAGGGTGCGCATGGCGCGCTCACGGGTTTCCGGCCTCATGCGGTGCCAATGCGACCGGATCAGTTCGGCCTGACAGACACGCATAGCTTCACGGAAAGCCGCCTGGCTTAAGGACGCCGGCCAGTACTCCTTGAAGATTTCCAGGGACCGCTTCGACATCGGATATTTATCAACAATCATGGCTTAACCCTCTTTTTCTCGTTGCGCCGCTTAATTTCCTCGTCGCACATCACCGACCAGTGATGCAAGACACCGCTCCACCGTTCCAAGATGGCCGGGGGAATGGCGCGCAGTTGCTCCACGCGCATCCTCTGCTGAAGGAACTCGATACAAGATTCGATGCTCACGTCCGCCTCCGTACCTGGAAATACAGATCGCCATACAGCTTCTTCATACGCCGGTCATACATCCAGTTCTCGATAAACGGCAACAACCGATCCGCGATCAGGCCCAGCACATACAGCACCGCCGAGATGATCCCCACCAAAAAGGACACGGCAAAGAGGATTTCCATCACGCACCCCACTGGTGAATTTCGCGCTCGATCCGGGCGCGGTCATTCTTAGTCAATTTCTTTTCGAGCCAGGGAGCCTGATAGCCGCGACGATCCAGCAACACCCACTCCACCTCGCCGCCCTCAGCCGGATAACAGTTCTCAGGCGGTCCCCACAGATACGCGGGACGATACGGTTCGCAGGACAAAACGCCGATCAGGCAGGGGATGCCGGAAACGCGGGTCGGGATAGAGGCTTGCATCTTCTTTCTCCGTGGGGTTGAACATAACTATAGTTTACCCCTTGGATAAACATACGCAACCCCTTCAGAGAAATATATTTTCCGGCAGATAAAGAAAAACCCGCCGCAGCGGGTTAAGTAGTCAGCAACTCTTAATCAGGATCAACCCCCGACTAATGCGCGACCAACATGGACAGGCCGTGCATGAAGGTGGCCCCGCCGCCCAGCAAAACCAGGTCAATAATCCACCAGAGCAGGGTGTACAATAAACCTGCCAGTGTTAAGGCAAAGAACACACGAATCGAAAACACCACCATCGACCAGAAAGGAATGGCTACCAGCAAGGCCCCCACCCGGCGCGCCTCGGCTTTGATAGCGACCAACTCATCGTCGCCAAGATCTCCCGGCTGGGCAGGACGTGCAGACTGTTGTTTAACCAAATCAGCAATTTCTTGGGTGGAAAGATAAGGATGGGACATGATGAGCCTCTTGTTATAGCCGCGTCCCTGCGGCTTGATTGATTACCAAACAGATTCGCGTTTCTCGTCGCGACGCGCAGCACGCCACTCGCGACGGATAACGGCCAGCAAGTTTGTTATCCCGCCATCCCTGACGTACAACGTGTTGCCGCGATTCGCCAATCTGTCGCACACCTGGACCCACTCCCTGCGGTAAGCGTCCCACTCACGGACATAGCCGCCGCCAGCAGGAACCATGAACTCGCGCCGCACACGGCTCTCAGCCATGTCGTAACTGGTCGAGTCATAGCAAAGCGCCACAACGTTATTTTCAACTTTTATGGTTGTTCTCATGTCATATCTCCGCGCTTAACCGTTCGCCAGCACCCATTCTTTCGCCTGTTGGCGATACAGGGACATTATTTCGGCGCTTACTCTTTTCGCTTGAGCGTGAGCAACCGCTTCACTCAAGCCACTATCCATCGCCTCCCAAAAGAGGTTTTCATAGATTTTCTGCCAGTCGTATTTGGGAAGATCCATTTTGTTCTCCGGTATCTACAGGCAGTAAGACTTGGCGATGTCTTCGGCAAGAACCGGATCAAGACGAGCAGCTTCCGCGCACAGATTCACCTCGCGCCGAAACTGCGTCGCGGTCAGGCTGTCCAGAGTGCCGTACTTGACCAGCATCAACCCCTCGACATGGCGAGGATCTTGCTCGGTGATGCGGCTAATACTTTTCCGATAAATGCTCATTTTGTTCTCCGTTGCAGTTAATTAAGAGTATATACCTTAATTAATGTTACGCCAGGAGGTAAACAAAAAATACTCGCGCACGCGGAAGCATCCCGAGATCATCGCAGAATTTTAGCCAACCGCATCTATCTTATTTTTGAGCCAAGCCGCAAAGTCGGGATCAGCGCCGGTTTGCACTTGAGGAAGCCACCTCCCCCGGCACATTGGATGCTGCACACCCGCCGCCACCCAATACATCTCGTCCTCGGTGCGGGGCACCAAGCCGTCGTCGGTTTTCTTATAAGGGGAGGACGACCGCCCAATGTTGGTTTTGCCGACCCAGATATCCTTGGTGCCGTCCTTATCCGGGTCATCCGGTGTGGTAACCCGAAACACCTGGCCGTTGATCTTTTGGCACCAGGCACAAGCCCCGACATACGCCTCCAGGCGTTGCACCAAGCTGCCCACCGGCAAGGAATCAATAAAGCCCTGGTTGGCGAGTTCGCCGGCCTCGGTAATAGCAATGCGCCGCCAGTTACGATTGGCATCCCCAAACTTATCCAACAATTCCTGCTGAAGTTTTTTATAGCTGGGCCGCGCACCCGTCGCCATTTCAGCCATGTGCTTAACAACGGTGTTCTTGATCTGGTGCCGCAAGATATCCGTAATGCCCACGACATTCTCAGCCGCATGAAGCCAACCATACTGGAGCGTGGCCATGGTGGCTTGCTTATAGTTGAAGGCGTACATCACCCCAGTAATGGTGCTCGGCAAGGACATCACGATCCCAACCAGCAACTTGGGATCAATACCCTGGGCCTGCACCCGCCCGAGGAAATTGGCGCGCACCGCCAGAAACTCGGCTTCCTCGGAGATAACCGCTGGTGCCAAATGCTTCTGGATCAGGTAGTCGCACAATAAGGCCGCGTCTTCCATGCCGAAGGTGGGTAAACTTTGCAGGTAAACGCGCACCAACTCCAGATCACCCGCCGCCCACGCCCCCCATGGCGCATGAGCGGGCTTAGGAAGCGTCAACCCGTGCAGGTAATACTTACCACCCAGCCAGCCCAACAATTCGTTATGGACCGTGTCATGACGCGTTATACCCCGTTGCGTAAACCACTCCACCAAGTCGCGGATGTACAGGTTCTCATGAGGCGCCCAGATGTCGTGATTATCTTCGCTAACTGCTTTGTAAAGCCCATCCAGTGCGACGTTGCAGGAGCAGGGTGATAAGCCGCCGATATCAACGAGAAAGCTCATGATTTCCCAATTCCTTCGGAAACCTTTTGACCGGAAGGATTGGTCGAAGTTGAGGCGGGAAACGGCTCACCAATAGGTGCCAGCGGCACACCGGGTAAAACCAAGAAACTGGTGCCATGCTCGTCATCCATTTCAACGGCAGAATAACCTAACCGCTTCGCCACTTGACCGCGCAGGCGTTGCACTTCCCATCCAGCGTCTCCTTGATCTGTATTACGCAAAATGCGTTGATCCTGTTCTATCTGGTCTTCATCCTCATTATATTCATCAAACGAAAACGCCTTTTCCTCTATGACCAGATCCCACAAACGATCAAAGTCGTCCTCATCAACCCATGGAGCGGATTGCTTTAACGATTCTGCCGTATCGTTGTACTCCAAGACATAACTAAGATCATGCTGCGTTAATACCTTGTCTTCCGGAATGTCCATGTAATGCGTCACACGCTTCTCACCTAAACCATGAGAATCTGCAGATGTCTCACTGCCGGAAGCAAATATGCCGCCAAAAACACCTTCACCGCAAATGCTAGATACACGCTCCCCTGACCCGTGATAAAGCCTAATATAGCCGTCTGGCGGATTTTCTTGAAAAACGGGACTTGTTGATGTTGGCGCAGACAAATTCTTTATTCCACTATGCTTTCGGGTCCGCTTGTTAGTGTAGGCAGATACCTGCACCACCCTGCCGTCGGCCATCTTACGCGTATGAGCCGCCACCACTGATTTCGCAAAATCTTCACGCAAACCGCCAATCGCTTCATCAACTCGCGCGCGACTATCAGCCAGCGCCGTCCACAGATCGCTGATCGCCGGATCTTCGCGCCGCGTCCAGTGGTTGCCGTAGGTGGCCTGGATATACTCCAGACTGGGTTCGTAACCGGCTTTGATAAGCGCCGCGTCAATGAGCGCCTGGGAGTCCCTGGATTTTGTCAGCGGCTCATCCGATTTCACCGTTTCGTCCTCATCAGGAGGCGCCTCGCCAGCGTAATAAGACCGCTTGCCGTCCTCATCCTCGGCGATAAACCCATCCTCGCCGCGCTCCACGACCCGCAAACGCCGAATATGGCGCCGCTTATGACCGAGCAGGCTTTCCCATAACACCCCATGATGGTCGTCGCCCTGGCGCACCGTAACACCGTCTCTGCCGGTACTGGCGACCGGACCCGACAACACCCCATGCTCGGGATGGTGATAATAAACCTCATCGCCCACGATCACTTGCGGAGGAGTATTCATCAAGCGATCACCAAAATATCAGGCAAGGGAGTGCCGAAGTCGAAAGACTTGTTCATCTCATTAGCCGGCTGGGGACTTTCCTCGCCCGTGTTTTCCTCGCCGGGATTTTCCGGGTAGTTTTGCGCCTCGGGATTTTCTTCGTCAGGATTTTCCTCACCACCTCGCTCATCCTGCTGACCGGGAGGAGCACCAGATCCCAGATCCGGTCCCTGCTGACCTTGAGTCATCTGCATCCACGGACCCAACATCGACGGGTTGACCGGCGCATCGCCCAACGGACCCTCCATGGCCTCGTAACCCTCCTCGGCGCGAATCTCGTTGACCGTCAGCACCAGTTTGCGCAGTTCATGGCGCTTCTCCAGGTCGGTCGGGTCAAGACCCGTCCAGCGAAATAGGTATTTGTCAGAAAACTCACCGATGATGTAATCGGAAATCAGCCCCTCGAAATACGCCAGTAAGGGCCGCAAACCGGAGTCCTTAGAGGCAGACAGTTTCTCAGCAGTATCCGAGCCAGCCAGCGCCGAGGTGTTGCCACCCGTAAAGGAGTCGAAATTAATCTCAGTCGGGGACATCCCATAGACAGCACAGATGATGCTGGTTAGGAAGGTCATCCATTTAGCGAAATACATCTCGTTAAAATCCACCCCGAACCGTTCAAATGATGCCTTGCTCTCCTGATCCTTGGAAACGAGCACGGGAACCGACCAGTTGGAGTTGACCCCCTTCACCATTGAGTTCCAGTAACGCCGGAACGTCACCAAATCCTCGGCGGAGTAATTGCCGGACAGATGCAGCACCCCTTTGGGGATGGCGTTATCTGTAAAGCCGCGCAAATTCAGATTGAGAGAATTCAGGAACCCCGTTACCACCCGAATCAACAACTCGGTTTCTGGCATTCCATAGCCAGCAGACCGCACATCGGAACGGGGGTTTCTGGCCTCGTAAATCAGATCCTCATAAGAGTAAGCCGCGCTAATGCGGCCCTGCACGACCTGGAGAGCGAAGATGTCATCATCACCCCGATAGCCATCCTCGGGACACAAGCGGATAGTCCCGCCGTCCACCAGATAGAACCCGTCAAACCCCAAGGATTTGTCACGCTTCCATTCAGTTTCGATACCGACCGAGTCCAACGCCAAGGAGTCACGAACAGCTTTGGCCATGAACTGCGGGAAGGAATCCCGGCCTAGATATTTGCGCTTGCGCGGGGAACTTTCCCAGCCACAATGCGAGATAAAGCGGTTGAGATAGCGGGTTGACACCAGTTCCTCATCGGACAATTGGTGGGTGCGGTCAGCATGGCGAATCTCGAAACCCGGCTTGTCGATATTGGATTCCGACACCCGGCAGAACCGCTGCACCTGCCTCATGCGAGTCAAGATCACCGCATTCAGAATCGGGGTCTGATCGACCATCATGCGCAACGAATCAAAACCCAACGCCGAGGGACGCTCCCAGTAATCCCCCGTGATCGCCAGTTGCCAATCATCCAGATCCACGGACTGCTTGCCGCGATCCCGGTCTTTGGCACGTTGGGACGGAAACGGCACCACGTTCTGAGCGATGGATTTGCGGAAAGCCGCGTCCTCGTACTCAGCCTGGATATGCTCGATCACATTCCTAACAGCATCAGAGGGGAGCAGGTCCGAGACGCTTGGCATCGCCTGCTGCTGGAGTTCACGCAACGCGTCCTGCCGTTCATCAGCGGGAGCATTGTCGTCAAAAGCGGTATGTGTGCTCATGCAAATAATTCTGAAGTCACGACCCGTTTATCGCGTATAATCCATCTTGTATATAACAACAAATATCACAAGACAAACCATGCCAGCGAAACTCTCCTTGGAGCAATTTATAGACCGCGCCAACCAAGCGCATCACGAGGCCTATGACTACTCTCAAGCCCAGTACACCAACAACAGTGCCAACATCACCATCATTTGCCGAAAACATGGACCGTTTCAGCAACGCGCATCGCATCACATGAATGGACGCGGATGCCCAACCTGTAAGGCCGAGGCCACCCGCCACCGTTGCCGAGATACGCGCGACGACTTTATTGCCAAAGCCCGTAACATCCACGGCAACACTTACGATTACACGCACGTTGACTATCAAAAGTCAGGGCAGAAAGTCGAGATCCGCTGCCCAACGCATGGAGCTTTCTGGCAAACACCCAACAGCCACATCGCCTCGAAATCCGGGTGCCCAAAATGCGCCGGCAAAGCCTTCACGACGGCAGACTTCGTGGCCAGCGCCCGACGCGTCCATGGTGACAAGTTTTCCTATGAAAAAACTGACTACAACCTGATAAAAGACAAAATCACGATCACCTGCGCCACCCATGGCGATTTTGAACAGATCGCCGAAAACCACCTTGCCGGCAATGGTTGCCGTTTCTGTTGGTACGAATCACAGCAAAGCGCGGGTGAAAATGCGGTAGCCGACTGGCTAATCCGCACAGGCTTCCGGGTCGAACGCAACCGTCGCGATCTTACCAACAGCAACTTTGAAATCGACATCTACCTGCCTGACTTCAACGCCGGCATCGAATACAACGGGTGCTATTGGCACTTAGATCGCCAAGAGAAGAACCAACGGCAGCATGAAATCAAGCACGCGTTTGCGCGCCATGCCGGCCTGCGCTTGATCACCGTTTGGGACTTTGATTGGCTCCACAAGCAAGACATCGTCAAAGCCCACATTCTGCACACCCTCGGCATGAGCACCGCACCCAAAGCGGGAGCCAGGCAATGCGAGACAGTAATTTTGGGGCACACAACGGTCAATGCCTTCTACCAACAACACCATCTGCAAGGCCCCGTGCGGGGCGGGGTCGTGCATCTCGGCCTAACTTACCAGCAAGAACTGGTTGCCGCCATGTCGTTCACGCGCGGAGGAACCCGCCGGGGCAAGGCATCGCAAGGCGAATGGGAACTGGCTAGATACGCAACCTCAGCCATCGTGCCAGGAGGCGCCAGCCGGCTCTTTAAGCACTTCATTGCCAGTCATCAGCCCAAGATCGTCTGGTCTTTTGCCGACCAGCAAAGTTTCGCGGGAAATTTATACCCAGAACTAGGCTTCAAAGAAAGCGGAAAACTACCCGCTGATTATCGCGTCGTCCATCCGCATACCCTGCGCGTCTGGCATAAAAGCCTCTGGCAACGCCACAGCATCCCCAAGCGGTTGCGCGAATTGGGCATAAACGACACATTTGATCCAGCAACCGACCCGCGCACCGAGAAGGTTATCCAGAACGAATGCCGGATGCTGCGGGTATGGGATGCCGGGAAAACACGCTGGATCTGGACCGCCTAACCAATCTTCTCCACCTTTGGAAGCGGCTCATCGGTGTACTTCATCGGCTCATCGTACTGTACGCCTAGCATCTCTGACCAGTTACGCGGCTCGCCTGGCTTAATCTTTCCCGCTTGATAGGCCCGGTCCCAGGCAAGGCGATGGCGCAAAGTGCTGCTTATTTCCCAGAGCAGATCGGCGTCGTGAAACTTACCAACTCCCCAGGAGGAGTTAGCCTGCAATCCCTGGAGTGGCTTGGTCAGACGTTCAATTGCAGTTATCGTCCCGATATCCACGACACTCTTACCATCTTTGTCGTATAGGCACCGCAAGCCATCGAGTTGTCCGAGATGTAGCCTCGCCTTGATCTCACAGGCGTCACGGATCGCCCGGAGTTGTTCCTCAGTTACCGTCAGTCGGTACACTCTTAAGCTCCCATTCGGTGCAGTGCCTACCCCAATTGGGCATCACCCGCTGATTGAGTATTGATAGCGTGAAAGGTAGCGGATGGGTCCGCCCCCATTCGCACTCACCTTCCACTGAATACGATGACCCTCGGAACCATTGGCAAGAGCCGCAAAACTTAGATTCGCTCTCTGGCTTTAATTGCGCTGCCAGTTGGAGCCGTAACTTCCTCTCAAATTTAGCGGAGATCCGTGCCCGCAATTCTTTGTGGTCACTCAGCGCCTCCAACACCAGGGCGTCTACTGCCTGCCTCCAGTTCCGTTTAATCTGCTCTTGGATGTAGATGTCGGTGGTATAGCTGTTCAGGAGGACAGCAACACCCTCTCTAATCTTGCCCTGGATAGCCGCCCGTAACTCTTCTTCGGATACCTCTACTTCTATTTTCATCTTCTAACTCCCCCTCGCCGCGTTAATCGCCGCCGCCAGTCGGAGCTTCCTTTCACGTTCACGCGAAGCTTCGTCATCTAATGTTGAGGCGCGAACGGCGGCCAGGAGCCGATCGGCATAGGTTCTCTTGGCCACTTGGGCCATGTCTGTCGAGTTTCGCACCGTGCGTTTCGAAAGCTCCAGTTGTTCTTTTTGTAGGGCGATAGATTCCTGGAGCAATTCGTTGGCTT